GAGCCATTGGAAGTATCCTTTTGATTATGAGTTAGGCACTGGATCTCTAGTCAGTACCCAGAACGAGCAAACCAAAGAGCAAAGCCCATCCACCCGATTTCGACAGCTACAAGGTATGTACTGTTGCTAGACATGTCGTCGTCCTCTTGAAAATAGAGGTTCAGCGAGGGGATGATGTGTAGGTAGTTCCCAGATGCTGGGGTAGCGATGCCGATGTCCATGAGTGGTAACCTTTGTGTAACCTTGGTGGGGCTTGCGTGGTCTCAGGTGGACCCCTGTTTGCTAGAGACAGAACAACAACAACAACCAAAATCTTTAGCGGTGTTTTTGAAGCGTTGATCGACTAGAGGGCATGGGGGGTCAAAAAAGACCTAGGGAACCTAAATCTGATTGGTTGGTTAGCCTCCTGATAGACTGACAGACACCTAAACTACTGATAACAAAGGGCAACCTAGGTCAACTGATGTAGTATCAGATGACCATAGGGGGTGGGGGTATCAGTAGTCTGTTTTGTAGACATTAGGCTTCTGGAAAAATTGTCTGGCCAAGGCCGTTTCTTTTAACGACAAATCGGGACTAGAGATCCACCATAGATCTACCCAAGTCAGACACCAGAAGACCACTGATGACAGTAGACATCCACCACCGTGAAATCTTCACTATCTTCAGCCACCATGTACAACCGACGTAGACCTTGGTCGCACGCTTCAGCACTTCTGAAGATCTCTGGTGGTGACCATGAGAAACAGGCCACACCTGTGCAGACAACAGCCACTAGGGTAAACATTGGTAGTCTCCTGTCTGTTGTTTATTGCAGTGGTGGTTGTGACCTAAGTCCACCTAAGTCCACCAAAGTAGACGGCTGTTATCAGCAGCATCCATTGTCCTCATTTGTCTTGTTTGTAGGCAGACAGCAGAGCGGGAGAGTTGACAGTGGATACTGGTGATAACAGTCGGTATTCCGTGTGTGGCACTGAACTCAGGTTCCTCCGTAGGGTCACAGAAAGTCCTATAGTAACAATGTTGCTTATTTGTGCTGTCTTTGGACATGATCTGTTCACCTTGTTTCACTGCATTTGGTTGCTTAGTTCAATAGATCAGTGCCTAGTAAACCTGGGTATTAGAGGGGCGGGTCTGATGTACCACTGTATGTGGTCGCGCCGCCCCTCGATCATTCCCCTACATTCTCTGTATGCTTACGAAACCTCTTTTTGTAAGCACGTGCGCTTGGTCACTCCTTGCTGTTGTCTGTTAGTGCATCCCAAGACACAGGGAACAACTCCAGCATCTTCTGATCGATCTGGTTGGCTATCTGCCTGGTCTCCCATTGTGTATCGTCAGTACACCGCAGGTTGGCCATTGATGCCCAGGCATCCAGAGATCCACTCCAGATGAACTCAGTGACTGTACAGGCTGGCAGTACTATCCGTGCCATCTCAGGTGCCACACCATCGTCTAACAGTTCGTTGTAGGTTCGTAGTGCTGTGTGGTTCACAAATTCTGTATCAACCTCTGTAGGTATCACCCCAGCAGACCCTTGCTTGTTCGTAGCTGCTTTACCTCGCCAGTGTGGTGGTCGGTAGAACTGTATGTTCTCTGTGGTGTACCGACCTGATCGGGTGTTGGCTCTGAGGAACTTATGCTTGAGTAGCTGCGCATGTACGAACAGTGGACAGATGACGTGGAATGAGACGAACTGATGCCCGAAGGGGCTGTAGTGCTGGTGTGTTGCCAGGTACTTGATCAGGCGGTTGTTCTGGTCCTCAGTGAATGCCGATGCCTGGCGTGAGAATGAGACACGGGCAGCGTCAACGACGTCTTCATCAGTGCCCATGTGGTCTCGGTAGGTGACGTTTAGGTGTTGGTTCATCACTTAGTATCCTCAGTTCTATTTAAGAAGTAATCTCGGTAAGCCCGATGTTGTGGCCTTCCACCTTTGGCCCCATTCTCCTTGCCGTATCGACTATTGGACCAAGGGTCTTTGGTGGTTCTAATGCGGCACACTTCTCGCATCCGTCTGTTCTCTTCTTCAGACGCTTTAGACATTTGGATCCGCAGCCAGTCTTGGTTGTCCATTGCTCTGCTCCTTATTGGTTGTGGAAGTGGGGACCGAAGCCCCCACCAATGCGTCACTCGCAGCTGCGTAGACCTGTCGATGGATCGAAGTAGCAAGCGCCACCCTCTTTCTCATCCACAGTGTTGTCTGGGTCTGCCACAGGTTCGTCCACGACCTCTTCGGATGTCGCAGCGTTCAAGATCCCGTAGCGTTTGCCTGATGCCCGGAACGTCGTGCAGCCTGATGCACCACCGTCATAAGCAGCCATGTAGACAGCCTTGAACTCTTCCCAGGTAACATCGTCACCCACGTTGCAGGTCTTACTGCATGCGCTATCCACGTACTTGGATGCCAGGTTGAGTACAGCCACGTGGTCAAACACAGACAGTTCGTCTGCTGTCTTACCTTTGACACCAAAGTCCCGGTAGCCATAGTCCTCTACACGCTCGATCCGTGGGCCATCAAAAGTCTGGATGGTGCGGTCATAGTAGTGTGAAAACACAGGCTCGATCCCTGATGACACGTTGTCTGCAGACAGGCTGATGGTGCCTGTAGGTGCTACCGACAACAGGTGGCTATTGCGTAGGCCATACTTCTTGATGAGATCGCGGATCTCTTCTGGTAAGGTCTTAGCAAATCCACTGTCTAGCAGGGCGTCGTCGTAAAGTGGGAATGAACCCTTCTCAATCGCAAGTTCCACTGATGCACGATAGCAGCCATCACGGATCGTCCGCATGATCTCCTCAAAGACAGCCATGAAGTCTTCAGATCCAAACTCACAGCCCAGCGCCTCAATGGCGTTAGCCACACCAGTCACACCCAAGCCCATTCGACGTTTGTCTTTGGCTTCCTTCTCTTGTGCTGGCAGTGGGTAGGACGCACGGTCCACCACGTTGTCCATAGCACGGACGACATGTGGGATGTCTTGGTTCAGCGCTGCGAAGTCAAAGATGTAGCCAGAAGAACCCTCTGCATTCTTAATGTACTTCACCAGGTTAAACGACCCAAGCAGACATGCGCCATTCGGTGGCAGCGGTTGCTCACCACATGGGTTAGTCGCTGCGATCTTCTCACAGTAGTGCAGGTTGTTCTTCTGGTTGATGCGGTCAATGAACAGGATGCCTGGTTCTGCCCAATCCCATGTACAGCGCAGGATCTGATCCCATAGTGCTGTTGCACGGACTGTCTTGTGCACCTGACCCTCGAACACCAGGTCAAAGTCTGTGTCGTTCTTCACTGCTTCCATGAAGACGTCAGTCACGCCAACAGAGATGTTGAACTGTGTCAGTTCTGTGCTGTTGTTCTTGGCTGAGATGAACTCTTCGATGTCTGGATGGTCTACACGCAAGACACCCATCTGTGCGCCTCTACGGTGACCAGCAGACGCAATGGTCTTACATACGGCGTCAAAGATACCCATGAAGGACATTGGGCCACTGGAGCGGCTGTCTAGGCTCTTGATCAGGGCACCTTTGGGGCGAAGGGTGCTGAAGTCATAACCAATGCCACCACCCATCTGCATCGTCTTTGCAGCGTAGTGTGCAGCACTCATGATACCTTCCATGCTGTCTTCGATGGTGGTGCTGACGAAGCAGTTGTAAGGGGTCACACGGCGTGGTGCACCCATAGCAGACTGAACACGACCAGCTGGTAGGAACCGCTGTGTGTAGAGGATGTTCTTGAAGGCCTCAAAGTGCTCATCGTTGTCTTTGAGGGCGTCAGCAACACGTGCCATTGCCTCTGGAAACGTCTCACCTTTCGAGCGGTACTTCATTGCGTGGATCTCTTCGGAGATTGAGATCTTAGGGCCGTAGTCTAGTTCGGAGTTATTGCGCAGCATTAGCTATCTTTCATTTGTTCTTGTTGTTCAATTTGGTTGATGAGACGATCCAAGTACCAACGGCACTTGCGTAGATCTTCGAGGGGCTTGGACTTGTAAGGCCAGCGCCATAGGTACTTGAAGGAGTTCTGCCAGAGATACGCAGGGTGCTCTGGTACACCGCTGCCTTGAGCCATAGCGGCCATTGCATCGATGCACTCAATAGACCCACTGTTGTAATGCGGTGGGCTATTCACTGGGTCTTGAGACATGCTCTGGCTCCCATAGGTTGATGGTTGAGGTTGCTTGATCCCAGTCCTCATAGCGGAGGATCCTAGCCAGCCTGGACTGCACCAGGGCGTCCTCGTAGGTCATCCCTTTGGCTAAGTAGGCGTTGAGGACAGCTTCCCAGGTTGGTCGTTGTCCTAGGATCTTCTCGGCTGTCTTAGGTCCAACACCGGGCAGACCAGCGTAGCCGTCCGTGGTGTCGCCAGTTAGGCACTGAAGATACCAAGAAGCGTCTGCTTGCTCCTGGGTGATCGTCAGACTTTCATCAGTCACAGGGCGGTACAGGCGGCCTGGTAGGGTCTTCATGTCCTTGTCGTCACTGATGATGATGCTGTTGGTGTCTGGGGCTGTACCAAGAATGCCCATGACGTCGTCGGCCTCTAAGAAGGCCTCTGTGTGGCTGACGTAGACATCACGTGTCCACTGGACTAAGGCCTTGTAGCCAACAGGTTTACGAACACCTTTGCGATTGCCTTTGTAGCTGGGGTAGATCTCCTTACGGAAGTTGTCCCGATCACTGATGCACATCACAAAGTCTACGGTCTCGAACTTCTCACACCATTTCTGGATAGAGTTCTGGATGTTCTCTTTTGCCACCTTGAGATCTGTAGACAGAGACCAGACATCATCACCCCAATTGACCTCCTGTTCTGCCGCAGCACAAGCACGGTAGAGGTATAGGTCGGCGTCAATCAGTAATGTCGGTGAATTGTTCTTGGAGGATTTCATCCAGTTGTCCTTTCATCTCTTGCCCTAGTTCAGTGATTAACCACCGCTCACCCCATTCACCCTGGCCCACGCTGTTGGTGATCCAGCCCTCAGAAGCGGCGATTGCAATCAGCAACGACCCTTCACGGGAAAACCTGGAGCCAACCTTGAAGGGCTGACGCCAAGCGCGATCCAATGTGATGAAGAGACCGACAGCGGTAGCAATTGCTGGGTCCATTTGTTCAATGGGTGTCAGCCCAAGTTCTTCCCAGTTGATACTCTGCGGCGATGGGGATTTTTGTTTGGAAAGAAGCGCCGCTTTGCTCCGCCATTCGTCCAGCGATACTACCGACATCGTTAGCTATCTCCTCAGTTCTGCATGCGATTTGCACTTCGTCGTGGATCCAGCCCACGATGTACGCATCGCCTTTGTGTTGTTTTGTGATTTCCTGATCGATGAGTTCGACCCAGCGTTTGCACAGGACAGCGCCAGCACTCTGAAGCAGCTGAGACAGTCCTTTATGTGCAGACCGTAGATACAGGTGACGACCATCGAGACCTTTGAGGTACCCACGTCGCTCCACGGCCTTCTCGATGTTTGACCGCAGCTTTCCAAAAGCAGGAATACTGGTCTCAAACGCCTTCTTCAGCTTGGCACCTTCTGGCGCACCACCCCCAGCGATCTGGCCAATCAGGGTAGCACCCCCACCGTACATGGTGGCGTAGATAAAGGTCTTGGCCTGGTTACGTGTAGCCAGACCAGCAGCTTTTTGGTTGTAGGTGTGGATGTCGCCATCGAGCACCTGTGCTGCATACTCACCACCGTCGTCCAGGTAATGAGCAAGGCACCGCAGTTCGAGACCAGAGAGGTCAGAACCACACAGTGTCCAGCCTTTGGGAACACCAAAGAGACTGCGGCACTCCTTACCATATGGAGAGCCAGCTGATGGCACTTGCGCAAGGTTAGGGCCACGGTGTGAAGCACGACCACTGACAGTACCACCAGACACGATTGTGTGGCGGATCCTGCCGTCATAGGCATCAACCTTCTTGAGCCACGCATGGCTACCCTCGGCCAACATCCCGATACGCTTGTTGATCAGGAAGAGTTCTGAAAGGCGTTTGGCTTCTGGGTAATCAAGTGTCCCCAAGATCTCATCGTCGATCTTAGCCTGGCCGTTGTTGGTGAACTCTTTGGGCTTCCAACCATACTTCTCGACCAGACACTTCTGGATGTGCTGGCGTGATCCTGGGTTGAACGTAATGACCTTACGCTTGATGAAGACCTCACCTTTGACATACCCGCGTGTCTTGTTGTTGACCTTAGGTATGAACTCCTCTTCG